GAGGATGAGGTTTACTCGTCCCCCGCTAACAGTTGAAAAATTCGCTTTGACAAGGGCATTGCTCCCGAAGCCTACGGACATAACGCCAATGTTTGTAGCATTCCAATAGTTGGTCCCTTGGCCTCCCAAGTTCGATGGATGGATACCGTCACCAATCTCCCCAAGTCTCCACGACCTCATCACCGGAATCCACTCCATGCCCACCCTGGGCCCGTTGGTCACCGCGGTCCCATTCGTTCCTCCGAACCAAAAGCTGCCGACCACCGGAGTGCCGGCGATGTTCGTCGTGTATTGGTTGGTGATGAAACCCCCGCCGCCGCCCGTCGCGGTCACGCCCAGGTGCAGCACGCTGCCGCTCACGTATCCCGTCACGCCGGCGGTCCAGTTCACAGTGCCGGCGCTGCCGAGGTCCACGCCGTTGGTCTGCACGAGGTGATTGCTCTTGCTGTTGAACGTGGTCCAATCCGCCGAGGACAAGGCGCCGCGCACGGTCGCGCTGGCCGTGGGCAGGTTGAAGGTGTGCACGCCCGCCAGGGTCACGATGTTGAAATCATTCCCGCTGGTGCCCACCACAAACGTCTGGCTGTCGTTGGTCGAGCCGTTCAGGTTGGTGATGCCGGCGATGGTGACTTGCGTGATGATGCTGGTGCCGCTGCCGCCGCAGTTCGTGCAGGGCCACAGGATCAGGGTGCGCCCCTGGTTGGTGGGGTTGAACGTCATGCCGCTGTAGGTCTGGCCCACCCAGTTGTTGGGCAGCATGAGCACGACGTTCACCGGGATGGCGCTGGTCTGCGCTCCTGCTGGCAGGGCCAGCAGAAGCAGAAGACCGCAGGTGAGCAGGTGGGAAAGTGAGCAGGTGAGCCGGCCATCGCCTGCTTTCCCACTTTCCCACTTTCCCACTTTCCCACCTGCGTTCTTCATGGATTACTTCGGCTCCGGAATTCCCACGGTCAGCCCGAGGTTCTGCGCGCGGGCGCCTTCGACCTTCAACTGGATGATGTCGCTGATGGTTTCCACGCCGGCGCCGAGGTCCGCGTCCGCTTCGACGAGGATGACGGTATCGCCGGGTGTGTCGCTGCTGATGAGCGAGGCACTCAGGCCACCGTCCGCCGCCAGCACGGTGGAGTCGCCGCTCTGCACCGTCCAGACGGGCGCGCCATCGAGCGTGGCGGGTTTGCCGGTGGCGGTGACGGGCGCGAGGGTAACGGTAACCTTCTGTTCGTTGGTGATGGTGATGTTGATCATGGTGGTGGTTTTGGTTTTGGTTGTGGGCAATCCGATCTTCCAATCGAACCGGCCCGGGTGTTTTGGTTTCGGCTGCTTATCGCAGCGGAGAATTTTGCAAAGCCAGGCGGGCATTGGTCAGAACAGGATCAGGCGGAGGCCGGCGCGGGCCAGGCCGTAGCCTTCGCCGCGGGTGGTCAGGCCAAGGCCGGCTTCGCCGAAGACGCCCCAGCCTTCGGCGAACCGAAATTCGATGCCGCCGCCAGTGGCCACGGTCACGCGCTCGAGTTCGAAGTCGTAGCCGGCTTCGCCGAACCCATACGGCGCGATGGTGTCCCACAAGGGCGCGCGCACGGTCACGCGGCCGGAGGCCTGGTCGAACACTGAGTGCCGAAAGTCCGCCAGCTCGGCCACGCCGCCAATGCCGAGGCCGCGGGTGATCCAGTAGGTGCCACCGAGGCCACCGGCGAATTCGATGTCGTCTTCCGAGCGGGCGCTGGCGTGGAGGGTGCCCTTGCCGTAGAGGCTCAGGTCGAAGTCACCCGCCTCGAAATGAGCGGTGGCCTTCTCGTCGAGTTTGCCGGCGATCGAAAATGCGGAGCTGCTGCGGGTCACAGACCCGCGCTCCGGGGGAGCGGGCTTCAGCTCGGTCTTGAGCTGCTTGAGGATGGTGTCGGGCGGGGGCGTGGGGGATTGGGCCAGGGCGGACAGCACGAGGGCCGCCAGGACGCACAGGATAAGGAGGGCGTTGCGGATGAGGTTCATTTTGGTGGTGGTGGTTCCGGTGGTTTGTTGACTGCGCCAGCGTCCTGCGAGGTGACTTTATTGTCCCGCGCCGAGAGCAGGCCGAATCCGGTGGCAATGGCCGCCATTGCGGTCGAGACGGCTTCCGTCTTGTTTTCCTGACACCAGAGCGTCACGGCGGCGGCCAGGCCGGCGACAATGGTGGCGATGCCGCCCGTGGATGTTTTCCAGCTTTTCATGGTTTCGTCACTTCTTCCGGCAGCACTCCTTCCCGGAGCACCAGCCGGTAACTTTTGTGGTCGCTGTCGGCGTCGAAGAAATAATCAGGCTGCCCGGTGCCGTCGATCTCGGGCGGGCACGGTTGCCAATTCACCAGGTCAATCGAACTCTCCAGGCCATAGATCCAATTCGTCTCGGTGGCGAAGTCCACTCGGAACATCCGGCAATACTCGTTGGTCCCCTCGCTGCCGTTGTCGAAGCGCGGGGAGACGATCATCGTATTGGTGACACCTGGCGACGGTGGCGGCACGCTCTGCAAGCGCATGGATGACGTGGGAAGCGGCGGCGGGTTCACCCTGATGACATTGGTCAGACTACAGGCGTTGCCATCCTCCACCCAATGACACACGCGCTGTTTGACCACGTCTTCCACCACCGCCCTGCGGGAGCCATCCGGGTGGATGTCTTCCGTGACGTTGGTCAGCAAGGTGACGATGACGATGGCTGGAAAGTCGGTCATCAATTCAGGTATTTCAGCGAGGCCAGGATGATTTGCAGGACGCCCAGCGCGCCGACGCCGAGGGCGACGATCTTCACCACGGTCTGTTCGAGCGAGCGCAGGCGATGATCCAGCTCCGCGTTAGCGCGGGCCCGGGTTGCCTTTTCGGATTCGGCATCGGCCACCAATCTTTTCATTTGTATCTCCAGAATGGCCACGCGTTGGCTAATGGACTCCGCCATGTTTTATTTTCCGGGTGTGCGCCCGCAACATCGCCGCCCAAATGCAGTCGATGCCGCGGCGCCAGAAGAGCGCCCGCACCGTCATCCAGGGTTCAATCGGCCGGGCTTTCATGGATCAGTCATCGCGACCACGCGATAGAAGGCGGCCTCCAGCCCGCTTTGGATCCGGCATTCGACCACGGTGTTGGTTGTCCACCCGCGCAATACGGGATGCCAGAGAAAGAGGTCCTCCGTCCGTTCGAGCTGCCAGGAGGCCGGCGTGTTGCTGAAGACGAGCCACATCCCATCCGCCCGCGTCTCAATAATGGAATCCGTCGACAGCGCGCTGAAGGCGCCGAGGCCGGAAGCGAGCAGGAGGAACAGGGTTCTCATTGCCATTTCTTGACCACGGCGCGGAAGGTGGCGGTGGCGGGGCCCTTGAGCCACTTCATCCACTCGGCTTTCGTCATGGTGGTGCGAACGATTAGAGGAGTCACAATCTTGCGGCGGGTTGATAATCTACGCTGAAGAATCTATTCGTCAGTCCCCCCGCTCCCTGTCCCTTTGCTTGCAAGCGGAATATGTTCGTCACCCCGTGCGTGGGACTAATCACGGCCATCCAATTAGTCTGTGACACGGTGGATGAACCTTCGGATATTTCCCAGCGCATGTAAGCATCGGCAGTCGTGTTTCCGGTTCTGGTCAACATCGTAACAAGTTCATACGCAGTGTTGCGAGTATTGGCTAGAGTGGGAGTAGCGAAAATATTGGTTTCCGTTCCGTAGCCTACTACGAATGTGTTGGTGCCGGGAGATCGCATGGTCCCTCGCCAGATTCCTGTTATCGTATCCCCGATGTTAGTCAGGGTGTGTTCTGGCACCATCATGTAGGCCAGGTTCGTGTAATTTCCGACTGTGCTGTGGTTGGTATATCTCGTCCCGTCGTAATACATCAGACCACCGGAAATCGTGTTACTCGTTCCGCTTCCTGCTGAAAAGACGAGTGCCTCTGAGTATAGAATTGAACCTGAATTGTTACGTTGTCCTCGGTAGATTAGGCCAAGTCCAGCCAAGTTCTCGATGAACGATTGGGTTCCGTTGGTCCCCTCGTTGTTCGACATGATGATCCGGTAGTTGTTTGCACGGATGAGATAAGAGGCGTAAAGGTTTCCGCTGGTGTCCTTAACGGAATTGTTAAACAGGACCATATTCGTGTTGGGCTGGGTGGGGTAAACATCGATCCCCGCCGCGAATGAAAATCGGAATTCACTCATCCGGTTAAACCCTATGGAACCGTCTGCGCAACTGTTGATTACTATTCCTCCGACTCCCGTATTGTAGATGTTATTTCCAGTGATAACGAAGTTGCGATGCGCAGCATTACCGGGAGCGTCTGTACCCACATTAATGCCCGTGGACGGCCCTTCGATGTAATTGTCAGTTATCTCAACATTGTGGATGTAGGTTCCACCAACGTAGATTCCAAGAGCATTCGTCCCATAGATTTTGTTTTTTGAGATTGTGTGGCTCTGTCCTCCGTCCATCCTTATGAATGCGCCGCCACTCTCGAACATGTAATTAGTCCCGCGCCGACTGTATCCACGGGTCTGATAAATGAAATTGTTTGCGACTAGGATCTTATTGTTGTTCGTCGAGGCGGATGTTGTGATTGGGCAATCGAGCGTGTCGTATATCTGGTTGTTCTCGATGGTGGTGTTGTCCGAAATGGCGTTTCCTGAAGCGGTGTAAATTTCCACGGACCGGAAGTTGTCCCGAAAGTAGCAGTTCCGAACCGTCCCGCCCGCCAGCACTATACCGGATCCGTCGTTGTTGATCGTGCCGTTGGTCATCTTGCTACCCGCGTTGCGAATGTCCAGCCCATCGAACAATATGTTGTTCGTGGAAACGATATTTATGAAGCTCGCTCCCCAATCAATGATGCCGTGATAATGGGAATTAAGGAGCTTGAAATCTTTGAACTTAATGTTGCTGGAGTGAACATAGGCAATCTGTCCCCAGGTGACGTTTGTGGCAATTAGTTCGGCGATATTGGTCAGGACAAGGCCATCAAAAGTTCCATTTCCCTGTATGATGATATTGTCGCAGTTCGTGATTAGCATAGTGGTGCCCAAGGCGGCGTGCCCGTCAATAGTGGCTCCGTTGATGTTAATCGTGATGTTTGTCTTGTTCTGGATCGTGATGGGAGGGTAGCGAAAAACACCGGCATTCGTAGCCCAGATAACCGGAGTGACGACATGCGTTCCTGGAAGGACGTTGGCGATTGAGTTGTTTGGCAGGTTACTTATGGCCGCGCCGATGTCGTAGCCGACAGCGAAATTCGTGGTCCAGGGAGCGTTCGTGATCACCCCGGTGAGCGAGGCATTAGTGAGGATGGTCGAGGGTGGTTGCGCGTTGGTCGCGGCACCGCCGGAGCCTCCTGCGGGCGGCTGCGAGCCCACCGCACCGAACGCTGGCGCGGCCAGGAGCCAACAGAGCCAGCCAACGAGGAATTTGCCGGGGTGCATAATCAGTTCGGGGTATGAGTCACCGCGATGAGGAACGACGCGGTCCCGTTCGTGAGCGTCACCGGGGTGGTGCTCGTGGCCGCCACCAGGCCGTTGGCGAAGCGGCACCCGGACACATTAAAATCGTAGTAGGCGGTGGTGTTGGCGGTGATCTTGAGCGGGGGCAGGGAGGGCACCGTATTGTTGGCCGGCAGGCTGGTGGCATCGAAGACCAGCAGGTACAGATCGGAGGCGCTCGCATTGTAGGCCGTGACGCTGAACATCGTGGTGGGGCGGATGGACACCACGAAGGCGTTGGTGGTGGTGACGGTGCTGGTGGTCACGCCCGCGGCGCGCAGCCCTTGCGCTGCGGCCGGTGTGGGCGTGAGAAGGAGCGCGGGCAGGAGCAGCAGGAGGGCGGTGAACGAGGTGAGCATTTTCATGGGTAGGTTCTCATTGGCACGGTCGGCGTCTCGCCGGACTGGCGGTATTTGCGATCGGTTTCGAGACCGAGATAGCCCTCGGCCATGGCCAGCGCGGTGCGTTGTTTGCCTTCCTGGTCGTCGGCCGTCATCAGGAGGGCGTAGGCGCCCTGGATGATGGCGCCTTCGAAGGCTTCCGGGATTTCGACGATTTCCCACTTGTCGGTGTCGGTGGACGGCGTATCCCCCGCTGCCGCGGTCGCCACACACTTGTAGAAGTTTCCCACGTCACCGGTAGGCGTGAAATAGACCTGGTCGCCCACGGCGTAGGCGGCGGTGATGTCGTAGAAATCGCCGGTGAGCTTGGGGCGGCGCAGCCGGAAATCGACGAAGCAGCGCCGAACGTTGTCGGACACATAGACACGATCCTCCAGGGTTTCGTGGTCGAGCGAAGTCCAGTTCCGGTTCACGCGCGGGTTGGCGTCCTTCACGTCGTACACATTTCCGATGAGCGTCTTGCCGGTCTGCGAGAAATCCACGTACCGCTCGAAGGGCGTGAGCGCGCCCCAGCGTTCATTGCCGCCGGTGGCGTCCGGCACCAGGGTGCCGCTGGAGGTGTGCGCGGTGTGGCATTGATAGAACAAGTCGTCCACCGGGTAGTAAACGATGTCGCCCACGGCGTAGACGGTGCCGGTGAGCCAGTTGGCTCCGGCGTAGGAGGTTTTGCACAGCGCCCAATAATCGCTGCGCTCGTCGCCATTCGAATCGGTGGGGCTCTGGCCGGCGCCAGTCACCGTATTGCGCAGGCATTGGAAGTACTGTTGGGTGGCTGCGTCGTAGACTTCATCGCCTTTGTTGTAGGTGCTGGCGGCCAGCCAGAGATCGCGAAAGTAACGGTATTCGCCGCGCATGAGGAATTGCCACCACTCGGAATTCCACGCCTGGCCGAGCGCGAGATCGATGTGGCCGCGCAGCGGATACCAATCGAGGTTGGGCGGCAATTCACTCTCGCCGGCCAGCAGCTCGTTGACCCCCTTGAACAGGCGCTCTGCGTCGATCGTAATCATGCGGGGTTAACCACGGAAGACACGAAAGACACGGGGTTCACCACGGAAGACACGGAAGACACGGAAACAGAGAGGGGCGCGGGCGCGGGCTTGCCGAAGCCATCGTTATTGTTCCGTGTTGTCCGTGTCTTCCGTGGTCTCACAAAATCAAATCACTCCGTAGTTCTTGGTGAACCGCTTGTTGCCTTCCCAAGGCACCTCGGCCACCGGCACCATTAAGGGCAGGCCGTTGCCGCTCCGGGGGGCCACGCATTTCACGCGCGTCTCGGGCGCCAGGCGGTCGATGTATTTGTTGAATCCCTTGTCCGCCCAGCAATCGTAGGTGCCTTCCTTCATCGCCCAGTCGTGGTAGGCGAAGGCGCTGATGTTGCGGCGCACCTCGCCGAGCCCCTCGACGGCGTTCATCTCGGGATGCTCGCGGGCGAACGCTTCCTGCATGGCCTGCTCCTGCAATTCCAGCAGCAGATGCTCGCGCCGGGCCACTTCCTCGAGCGCGGCAATGGTGGCGGGGTCCAGCCCGGCCAGGTCGATGTTCTGGAGCGCGGACATGCCTAGTTGCCGGTGGCGATCTGTTCGATGCGGTCGAGGGCTTCGCGCGCCTTCTTCGGGATGGCGGCAGGCGATTGGGCGAGGAGCGCCTTGATGGTTGCCACCTCGGCGGCGATGTCCCTGAGCGGCGACGGCGCTTCTTCAGTGTGAGCGGCTTTCTTCATGGTTCCTTTACGTTTCACAGGTTGGCTTGAACGGCGGGCGGATGGACCGGGCAGGTTCAACACCCGCCCGCCCGTTCAGGTGAACTCCACTAGAGGCGCAGCTTGGAGAGCTGCACGACGCGGAAATAGATGCGGATCTTGCCGACCAGATAATTGTCGACCTGGGTGGCCTGCAAACCGTCGCTAAAACAGGCGATCAGCTGGTTGGTGCTGGTCGTGGCCCGGTACGGCACCAGCATGTTGGTGGAGAGATGAGCCCGTGCGGCGATGATGGTATTCGAACCAAAGAAGGCGTTCGTGGTCCCACCGACTCCCACCGTCACCACCAGGTTGCTGCCGGCGTCCACGCCGGTGGCATAGGTGGCATTGGTGAACGCTTCCTCCACATACCAGCCCACCTTGTCGATGTAGCTGTTGGTGGGGATGGCGAATAATTGCAGCACCACGGCGGAGGCATCTGCGGCGTTGAGGTCGTCCCAGGTGACCACGGCGGCGTGGGTGAAATCTCCCTTTGATACGGTTTCCAGCGGCAGCGCCTGGATGTCCACCGCGCGCGCCGGGAACGGTCCCATGAGCGTGAGCGTGAGGATGCCCTGGAGCATGAGCAGCGAGGAGAAGCGGAACCAGAAGCCCGCCTGTCGTTTGATGATTCTCTTGTTCATAATCGTGTTCGTTTGAAGTTACGGTTTACGGTTTCCGTTTCAGGGTTAGGTGGTGGCCTTGAACGCTCCGAGCCCGAGCGGGTTGGTGACCTTGAAGCCCAGCACGGCGTCGCACAGGAACCGCGGACCGCCGCCACGATCTTCGAGCTGTTTCACCCGCGGCATGCGCTTGTAGTGCATGGAGAGTAATTTCATCCGGAGCAGGTAGCCGCGGCGCAGATTGGCCGCCGCGCTGCCGCTGAAGTTCGCATGCGCATTCCAGAGCGAGGGATGGATGTTGATCAGCCCGAAGTCGCCATCGAACTGCTGCACCACGGTGCCGAGCTTGCCCTTGAACTCCGTGTTGAATGTGCGGATCTGGCTGAACGTGTTGGTGGCGCCGCTCACCTTGGTGGTCATCGCGCTCAATGCGCGCCGCAATTTCGGACCGGCAATCAGCTCGAATTCGCTGATGTCGCCCGACTTGGTGTAGGCGCTTTCGAGCACATTGCCCACGATAGTGTCCGTGACGGACGCCATGGCCGTGGTGTCAATGCTCGCGTCCGGGCTGAGAAACGCCTGGGGCACCGGGTAGACCGCCTGGGCCGTGGACTGAATCCACACGCCCAACCCGCGGAACTGGTCCGGCACGCCGGATGCCCCGACCTGGGCCTCCTGGTCGCCGCAGATGAACGACTCGATGGCGCGGGCCAGGCGCTTGAGCTTCTTCATGATGCTCTCGGCCAGTTCGCCCTTGCTCAGGCCGGCGACGTCCGAGACTTCCTCGGCGAAGTCCGAGACCATCGCGCTGTCGCGAATCTTCATGGCCCGGCCTTGCAGGAGCGCTCGGTTCGGGGACGCGTTCGAAAACGAATCCACATCCACGCCATCCTCGGCGGCCATGTCGGAATTCGGATCCTCGAAGTCATCCGCCTGCCATTCCATCAGGGTATTGGTGAGAGGTTCCCCCTTCGGGATCATGGATTGCACGGGGGTATTCTTGGCATCCACGCGGGCGATGATGTTGGCCAACATCTCCCGTTTACCGATTTGATTTCGTTCCAGTAACATTTTGTTGTGTCACTGGCGAAGAACGGCACCGCTGGCGCACACGCGTCAGTCGTCGCCGAGGAGAGATGAGATCAGGGTCTTGCCCGCTTCGTGGTCGCCCGAATCAAGGAACCGCGATTCCGCCTGCTGCAACGAGGCCCGCCGGCCGTTCACCGGCATGGGGGTGGCGGCGGGCTTGCCCGGACCACGCGCGGGCGGCCGGGGCGGCGGCGGTGCGGGCTTGTGCCCGTTACCGTTCGCGGCTGGCTTGCCGTTGGCGTGTCCATTAGCGGTGCCGTTGCCGTTCCCGTTGGCGCCCTGTTTCGCCATGCGATCCAACAAGCCTTGAAAGGCCAGGTGATCGGCGATCATGGTGCGCGCCTCCGGGATGTCCCGGAAAGCCGGGTACATCCGCACGATTTCCTCCACCCGGGCGTAGCCCGGATGTTTGCGATCCTTCATCCACGGATGCCGCTCGGCCAATCGCTGGCCCAGCGCCTCGGCGCGTTCGGCGCGCCGCCGTTTGGCATCCACCAGGCCGGCCTCCAGCTCGCGCATCTTGCGTTCGTACGCGCGCTTTTGCTGGCGCAACTCCTCGGGGCTCCACTGCCGTTCACCGATCGTCGCCCCTTCGGGGTGCGCCTCGATGAAGTCCAGGGTCTCCTCGACCTTGGCGAGTTGTTGCTGGAGCGTCTGCTCCTCGGAGGTCACCGCGGCGGAGCTGCTGCCCAATCCATCGGGCGCGGGATTGGCCTTGAGCCGATCATTCTCCTCGCGGAGTTGGGCGGCTTCATTGGCTTGTTCCTCGAGGCGCTCGATTTTCTCGGTCAGCTTGTTGATGCGGCGCAAATAGCTCTTGGGCCATTTGACGGCCTCGTCATCAACTTCGGTGTCCGTTTCCGTTTCGGCTTCGGTTTCGGCTGCGGGAGTTTCGGGATCGTCGGAATCGTCGGTCTCGTCGTTATTGGCAGAATCGTCTTGCTCTGGGGTGTCCCCGGTCGCCTCGGTGGCCGCGGTATCTTCGCCAGATGTCTGGTCCTCCGCGGGGGCATCATCAGCGACGGGCGTTGTGTCCGCAGCGGGATTGGCCCGGTTCGCCTTGCCCGCGAGGGCGGCGTCCAGTTCCAGATCCTCGGCATCGGACCCGATGTTGATGGACTCCTGGAGGAACGCACTGGCTTCCTGCTCGAAGTCCGCTGCATCGGTCGCTGGCGTTTCCGCCGGACCCGCGGTTGTTTTGGCCTTGGCCCGCGCTGGAGCCGGCGCCGCGGGTGCGGCAGCGGCTGGCGCTGTGGGCTGTGCGGCGGGGTTGACCGTGGTCCCCGCTGAAGTGCTCGATGGCTTCTTCTTAGACATGCGCTTGTTTTGAGCCTGGCAAGCTAGGCAACAGGGTTTTAACGACACCCAGAAACGTCAGATGCGCTTATTGAGAAGAAGCCCCGCGGTGACAATAGCGGGTGATCGAAAAGGGCACTAAAGGGACCTAACGGGCGCTAAATTAAAGAAGGTCCGCAGGTGGGCAGGTGGGAAAGTGAGCAGGTGAGAACGGAATGGTGATTGCGTAATGCGCTAGCTCTTCTGCCCACTTTCTCACTTTCTCACCTGCCCACCTGCCGTCTTCCACCCCTCAGTCCTCATCTTCCCCGCCGTCCTCGCGCCATTGCTTGATCTGTTCCCAGTTGCGCCAGGCGCCGGTGAGCAGGTCCTCGATGTCATCGCGCAGACAGGTCACCTGATGATTGGCGCCGCACCAGAACGGGCGCTTGTCAGGATGCGTCTCCGGGTCAGTGGCGAACTCGTGGGACCCATCGAAATGTTCCTTGAGAACCTCGCGCAAGGCCGCCCGGCCGGCTTCCGGCACCGCGCCCAGCGCCTCGCCCAGTCGGTAAATGCGCCGGATGTCCTCCGGCATCCCCCGCTTGTTTTCAGTCGGCATAATCAGGTATTAACCACGGAATTACACGGAAGACACGGAACGGGGCCGGGGCCTTGGCTCAAGGAAGCCGCAGGAGAGGAACAGACCTTTAATCTTTCGCCCACTGGGGTATCGCGACGGGAAAAGCTGCTCAGCGTCACCCCGGGCCTGGTAATAGAGCCGCCCTTGGCGCAGTTGGGCGATGACGTGTTGCCATCCATCCCACGGCTCACCCCGGTCCGAACAAGCCCTCAACCGTTCCTTGATCTCCTCATCGCTCGGTCCCTGTTCCTTTTCCGTGTTTTCCGTGTTCATCCGTGGTTGAAAATCATTCCGGCCCCATCGCCCCGGCCATCGGGTTGACTCCGAGCCGGCCGGTTTCCTTGTTCACGTCCTGCTTCACGCTTTGCATCCGGTTCTCGCTCCAGGTCTGCAAATGCTGCGCGAAGACCGGATTGAAGCTTTGCCCGTCCGCCTTGAGCGCCTGCTGGTAGATCGGGTTGCCCCCGGCGCCGTTGCCATCCCCGTAGATGATTTGATTCGCGAAATCCAGTTCCGTCTTCGCGATCGGGTTGGCCTCCGTCAAATCCGGAGGATTGCCCTGGAACATCAGCGCGATGGCATTGCGCGTGTCGTTGAAGATCGCCTGGCTGGCGGCCGGACCCTCGCGCACGAGCGCCTGCGACCACGTCGGGTCAATGGCGCTGGCGATGAGCTGGACGAACTTCGAATAATCGACCGTGCCGGCCTTGTCCGCCGGCAACACCCATTTCGTGAATGCCTCGATCTTCTTCCAGACAAATTCCATGTCCAGATCCTTCACATCGAAGAACAGCGCCACGTCGTACTCGCCGGCGATCTCCGCCAGGTCATCCGAGAGCGGCACCTCCATCCCGGCGATGCGCGCCAGCTCCGCGGGATCGGCCCGGCGCTGGATCATGGCCAGCACCATGCCCCACATCTCCGCGCAGGTGCCGAGGTAACGCTCAGTGAGCCGCTGCAGCTTGCTCTGCCACTTGGCCGGCAGCACGTGCTCGTTCATCAGCCCGAAATAATTCGAGACCCGTTTCATGGTCATCTCGACCAGGTTCATGGCCAGCTCGGGGTTGCCCTTGGGCGCCTGCTGTTTCTCGACGTCGCCCGCGCGGCGCCGCGGGATCTGCGCGCCAGGGCCGACCTTGAACCGCAGCCCCAGCCGCTGGTCGACCAGCCACTCGGGCGAGACCGTGGCCTGCTCGAGGTCCATGAGCATGTCGATGCTGGTCTTGATCGCCCACTGGTCGGACCCGACGATCTGCGGGATGCCCTGCGCGTTCATGAAGGCGCGCTTCTTCTTCTGCCAGCGGAAACCGCAGAACGGATATTTGTCCGGCAAATCCTCGTACTGATAATGCTTGGCGTAGAGCGGCTCGGTGGGATTCATCGGATCCGTCATCACGTGCGGGCACCAGACCGTGCACCAGATTTCCCGCACCCGCTCCTGGGTGATGTAACGCTTGTAGAAATGGACGACCTCGATCAGCCCGTTTTCGGACTTCTGCGCCTGCCAATCGTAGGTGTCCACCTCGTCATCCGAATCGAAACTGGTGGTGTCGCTGATGGCCGCCACGTCGCCCCAGTAGCTGGTCTGCCCGGCCGTCTTGATCGCTTCCTCCGCCCAGTCCGGGTCCCACCCATCGGACAGGACGCGCGCGTAAACATCCTCCGGGGGAAGCCATTCACGGACGGCGTGCCACGGGCTGTCCTGGCAGCCGTTCATCTCGGGCGGACAAAAGTAATCGTAGCCGACCTCGCGCGCGGTCACGCACGGCTGGTTCTTGGCCACGTAAGGCACCGGCAGGCGGGCATGGCCGCGCTTGCGCAATTCGCCAATGACATGCCGGGCCTTGCTCGCGCTCAATTCGTAATCGCGCAGGAAATCCGATCCGTATTCCTCGCGTTGCTCCGCGTAGAGCTGCCCGGCGATGTCCCGGGCGAACATGCGCAGGATGTCCACCGCGGCATCGACCATCTCCGGGTCCATGATGAGCTGCGGGAGGATGGCGAATTGCTGCATCTTCTCGACCATCTCCGGGGGCACCTCGGCGGCGGGCATCGCGGACAGCGCCTGTTGCGCCATCTGCGCCGCCTGGAGGAATTCCTCGAGGTTCACCCGCTGGTTCTTCATGGCCAGCTCATAATCCCAGCCCACCTGAAACACGCTGGAGCCTCCGTTCAAGCCGAACTGCCAGAGGTATTCCGCCTCGTCGCGCAAGTCGGCCCGCATCCGGTCCCGATATTTGTTGATGATTTTCTCGGTGATGCCCGCCTGGTCGAGATCGCCCACCTCGGTGGGCTTAACCTTGAGCTGCGCCCGTTCGAATGCGCTCGAACAAACATCGCCCAGGTCCTCGATGACGTTATCGGCCAGATGCACGCGGCCATCCCAGGCGTTCTCCCACGGGACGGCCTCCTTGCCGATGGCCCGGCGATGCTTGCGGAAATCCGACGTGCGCCCCTTCCAGCGGTTATAGCGGATGCGCTCGTTGCGGTCCCGTTGAACGGCCACCACGGACACGCCGCCGGCGCGTTGGAATTCCTTGAACTGTTCCTCGACGTTGGGAGTGTCATCAGCGAAGAGCAGCGGGAACTTGTCTTCGACCTCTTTGGACGTGGCGGATGCGGGCATGGCTCAGGTGTCAGTTAATGCCCGGTCGGGGGGCACTGTGGGGCAAGGCGGGCAGGTGGGCAAGTGAGAAAGTGAGCCCATTGCGATCCCACTTTCCCACTTTCCCGCCTGCTCACTTTCGGTGTTCATGTTCCCTTCGGCACGAACACCGCCACGGTGCTCGCGAAGTAGAGCAGTTTGGTCCGTTTGCCATCGGGCCGCTCGAGGCGGATGGCGGCGATGGTGCGGGCGGGCAGCTTGTCGAGGTCAGCCGCGCTGTTGACCACCACGGTGCAGGCCGCCAGGAGCTTGGCATTCAAGCCCAGCGCCATCACTTCGCGGCGGCGGAGCAGGGCTGTGGGGTTGCGCTCAGTTGTCATGATCGCTTCCGATTCTCTCTATCACATAACGGAGCACGCGGCGTTTGGTCGTCGTGTCCAGAACCTCCAGTGATTTTAGCACCAGATTGATCACATCGATTTCCTCATCCGGACCGCACTGGACGGAGACGGTGCGGCTTATGACATCGGTCATGGGTTCATTGCTCATTGGTCATGGAGTTGGCGTTTTGTTTTCGGATTTCACAGGCGTGGATAGGCCGCTTCGCCCGCTTCCGTTGGATCCGGTCGATTTCCGCCGCTATCAAAGCGCCTGCCTTCACGAGATTACGAACCGGGTCGGCGCTAGGTTTCCACCATTTCAGATCCCACGGCCAATCCCAACACGGCCCATACTGTGTCCGAGCTTTTGAACCTGGCGGAGGATGCGTATGGGTTGCCAGATAGCTATCCGCCGCAAGCGCCATTTCCTTCCTGAGATGCTTGTCATCGTGTTCCAGCGTCCAGCCCTCCACGCGCTTTTGGCGGTCGCGCTCTTCCGCTATCAGGACTACGCCAGATTCCAGCGGCCTAACCCGTCGCGTCAGCGAACGGCGCTTTGTGGTCTTGGTTTTCATGTGTCATTCTCCTCCTCCTCATCGCCCGGCCGCCAACTCCGCAGCGCGCCGGGCTCGACGTGGAACAGGTCCGCTCCGACGATGTAACGGAGGTTGTCGATGGGGTCCTTGCTCGCGCCCTGTTCGCCCGCCTTGCCGGTGTAATTCTCCAGCGCCCAGATGTGCTGATGACAACTGCGCAGCACGAACAGTCGCGGCATGCGCGTGATGACGCCATTCTCATCCCGCCGGCAGGCCAGCATCTCGCGAATCAAGTTCAGGTCGATGCGCTCTCCGCTCACCCTGCGAAAGAAGATCGGGCCGAGCGTTTGGCCAGTCTCCAGGTCCACGTGGTCCTTCTCGAATTCCCAGACCGTGCAGGTCTGCCCCTGCTCGTCGATGTGCGGCCGCGGCCCCGCCCGTGAGTCGATGTAATAATCCGCCACCGGTTCGCGGGCCAGTTCCCGGAACACCCGCTTGTAACCCACAATCCCATCCACGCGCGCCCATTGGGCTGGGCCGACGTCGCCATCCCAGCCCTTGGTGGTGTCGTCGCTGGTCTCGCGTTCGGTCGGCTTGGCCCATTCGCCGTGGGTCGGGAGATCGGGCCACTCACCGGTGATGTAGATGTCCGGCTCACTGCCGGGCGTCACCCGCACCTTGCTGATGAACCACGCCCGCCGATCGTGCGGATCGCAAAAGATGTAGTTGGTGCCCGTCTTCGGCAGATCCTTTTCATCGACGATGTTCCACGGGCCGAATTGCGGGAAGGCGCGGCCGATGTTGTCCCGGGCGAAGCCGTAGGCGATGCGCTCGACGTAATCCGTCACGCGGCCCTCGCAATCCTTCTTCACGATGTCGTAGTAGCCGTTCACCGCCTGGCGGTTGATGTGGAAATAAATCACCTTGCCCCGCGGCCAGCTCGGCCGGCCGGTCACCGGCATGTGCCCGCGCGGGCAGCCGGCCACGTGCGCATTCGGGAGCAGCTCGGCCGGCGCGGCGCTTTCCACCGTGAGGGTGCCCACGAATTCCTTGACCGCGGGCGTGATGCCATTGACCGGGGTGAATGGCCAGATGACTTTCGCGCTCCGATACCTCGCGCGACGGGCGATCATGCGCAGCCATTTCAAGGTGAGCGATTCATCGCAGACCACGCCCACGTTCAGGATGGGCGTGCCATCCGGGCGGCGCTGGAGCGGGTGCCCATCCAGGCGCGCGCCGAATTCCCAGCCCTCGTACTTGCCCGGGTCGCCGTTGTAAGTCTCGAACTTGATGAGCGTGCCGTTGCGCAGGACCAGCACGCCCTCGGTGAAGCCGCCGGCCTCGGTGTAATTCACCTTGTAAACCGGATGCCGTTTCCCGTTGAGATGCGCAATGAAGGGTTTCAGGAAATTCCAGACCGGCTCCTGCTGCACGCGGATGCTGGAATCCTCCGTCTCGCCCAGCACGAGCAGCTTGCCGTTGCGGTAGGCCATGGCCGCCTCGCACAGGCGCTTGAGCGCGCGTGTCGTCTTGCCGCCGCCGCGGTTCCAGCCGAAGTTCGCCTGGATGTCGCAATCCGGCTGCTCCAGTTGCCGGTCGGCCTCCGCCCAGCACTCGTATTCGAGCCCGTTGTAAAGCGGATCGGAGAGGGCGGCGGCGATCTTCTTTTCGCGTTTGGCCAGTTCCTCGGCCAGGTCGCTGAGGCGTTCCTCCGGATACTTTTCGAATATCCGCCGGATCTCGGCGCAGTCTTCTTCCGTGTGCGGCCACAGGAGCGGATGCGGCTCCAGGACAAAGGCGGATGGTGGGTCGTCAGTCACTTTGTTGCAAAGGTTGGGAACTGGCGCACGCGCAGGTCCTCTGGCCACTCAGAAGGATCGCCGCCTTTCTTGTGAATGAGGTTGTGCCGCCAGACAATTTCGGCGCCGTGGTTAAACTCGTGCCTTGGACATAAAACGGTAGAGTCTGGCCAATGTTGACCGGGGCCAGTCATGCCGTTCGAGATCACGACGCTCCCCAACTGCTTCACGAAACACGGCACGGACGCCGCCTTGCACTGCCGCACGATGTCGCGGATCCATTCGATGTTGCACGGGCGGGCACCTGGGCCGCTCTCGCCGCCGACGATGACCCAGTCAATCGACTGAATCGTGAACGGCTCGTAACCTGGTTTGTAGGGAGCTTGTGTTTGTAACCCGAGCAGGGACACCGGTCCCATAAGCGGCTCGACGCTCAGGAAACGGACGGCCGCAGGAATCTTCAGCAGCTCCGGGATCCGTTCGTCCGCCCGAAGCTGGTCTTCAACGGAAGTGCCGATCCAGATGTTGGCGGGTGGCTCTCCGTTGCACCAACACTTCAACCAACCGGCAAATGCTTCCAAGTCCGCCCGGTCGTGATGAAGCTCACCGCTTTGGGCTTCATGTGAAAGGTTATCGCGATGTCCTTCACCATCATCCCGGAGCGCCGCAGCCGGCGCATCTCCAGAACATCCTTGTCTGCGACCTTGGTTTTCGGATGTATCGATCCCTTCGGATAATGCTTCCTGCGATGTAGAACGTTCAGTGCGTGTAACCGCTGATCTCGATAACTCGCCAGTTCGAGGTTTTCCGGTCTGTTGTCCGAGGGCACCCCGTTTTTGTGATTTATTGTCACCCCTTTCGGAATCGGTCCTTGGAAGTGCAGCCACACCAGCCGATGCGCCGATGCGTAAATTCTTCGATGATTCCACATCACGCGCACTTGAAGGTAGCCCTGCTTGTTTTGCATTTCCGCCCTCACCCTCTCGCAACTCAGGGTTTTTGTGCCGCCGTTCCACCTGTCGGCCACCCGCTTCATCAATCGCCAGACCCGCCCCTCGCTGTCTATCTCCATTTCCCCGGCTTTGACCGCGTTTATCACTGTGTTTTCGTTCATCGGATTCAGCATAGAGCCAGTGTATAACCAATCCAAGACGAGTAAAGAAATTCTGCGGGCGTTTGCTGAGTAATTGCCAATCCAGATGCGGCGTGTCAGCCATGAGCTTTATGAAATCCGCCAGCCATTCAATCGGCACCTCGTCGTCGAGCCAGTCGCAGAGCGAGGGGAAGACCCGCGGGCGCATCTCCCTGAATGGGCCGATGTCATTGCGCTTTTGTTTTTCAGCGTCACGATTCCAGAGTGCAGGCTTCCTCCAATTCGCCATGCTGGTGCGGTGGCGCGGTTTGCCTTTGCCCCAGTTGGCGCCTTTGCTGAAGCGGCGGTTGCGGGCCTCGGCGTAGCAGTGGGCGCAGCCGGGGCTGACCTGGGTGCAGCCTTCCCATGGATTCCACGTGTGAGTGGCCCATTCAATAGTGGTGTTGTCGCTCATTTACGTTTTCCGTTTTCCTTCTGCAAATGTTCCACCGCCTTGGCGTGGCCCTCATCGCGCACGATCTGGCGATGGTTCGGATCGTCCACCACGAACTCGGCGGCGTGCAGCACCCGGCCGCAGGTGCATTCCAGCGTGATGCGGCACGCGGGCCACTGCTCGCGAGTCGCCAGAAAGATGGTGTGTCCGGGGATGGCTAGCATGAGGCGGAGGGCGGTGAGCCGTTGCCGGAAGTGGCGGATTCATCCAGGCCCTTGAGCCAGCCGATGGCTTCCTTGCCGCGGCGGCCGCACTGCCATTCGAGCAGATCGAGCGCGCAGGTGGCATCGAGAGCGATGCACATCGGATCGAGGGCGGCGGGCTCCAGTGGATCGGTTTGCCGCGCCCAATAGGCGGCGCTGCGCACGAGCAGCCAGGGCATCACCGCCGGCTGGTTCAGGGCGAAGGCAATCAGCCGGGCGGCGGTGTCCGCGCTGATCTTCGGCAACGTCTCGCGTAACGGCAGCGGTTCCGCCGACGCCGTGTTCCACTCGCGTTTCTCGACAGGCTCGGTTTTCATGGATTATTCGTGAAGGCCCGCGCATCAATGTAAATTTGTCCAGGCGGCGGCGGCCGCGCCAAACGCCATCTTCCATTCGCCGGTGCAGGCGAGTGCGATCGACGCCAAGCCGATTAACTGCGCACACTCCTTTATCCACTGCACGCTAACCATTCGCGGAATCGACACTGGCGGCTCGCTCACGGGTTGTTGTTGAACGTCGCGTCCTCGTAACGCCCGATCGGCTCGGTCCCAATCCTTCTTTGCGTGAGGAGCGCCGTGGTAGCGCGCCTGATATTTGCGCAAGCACGCCACCAGCTCTTCGGCTGCGTTCTCAGTATCCGTGTTCATCCGTGTCGATCCGTGGTTAAAGTTCGTCCTGTTGTTCCTGCCGTTTCTGGCCGCTGGCATAGTTGCCGGTGTTGAACGTCGCGTCCTCGTAACGCATGGTCGGGCGGTCGAACACGAATTGCACCGGACCCGTCGGCCCGTTGCGTTGCTTGCAGACTTCGAGCGTGTTCAGCCATACGTCGGAGTTCTCATCGTAATCCGCGTTGTTCTCCTCCTCGCGCTTGTGATCGCGATGGATGATGCCGATGAAATCCGCCACCTGCTCGTTGGCCCCGTGCCCGCGCAGGTCGCTCATGCGCGGCGTGCGCCGGCCTTTCTCCTTCTCGAACTCGCGGTTGAGCTGGGCCAGCGCCACCACCGGCACCCGGAGCACCTTGGCCAGCCATTTGGCGGCGATGACGGCGGCCTTGGCATCCTTCTGCTCGTCGCCACGATGCGCCGGATCGATGACCTCGTGCAGATGGTCGATGTACAGGATCTGGCACCCGTAACGGCTCACCAGCCGCCGGCCGCGCATGCGCAGGGCCTGGGGCGTGAGCGCGGGCGTGTCATCAATGAAGATGGCGGCCTTCGCCAGGATGGGCAGCGC